GCACCCACTAGGGCGTGTACCCTGTGCGTCAACTAGGCGTCGACCGCACAAGCGGCGACGCCTTTGTCGTACACACTGCGAGTCGACATGACTGATCGCTACATCGGAAGATCGACTCGAGCATGGAAGCGGCTACGGCTGCGTGTGCTCGAGCAGTCAGACATCTGCTGGCTGTGCGGTCAACCTGGCGCAGACACAGTCGACCACATCATCCCGCTGTCAGTTGCTCCACACTTGGGGGAGTCCCCCGACAACGTCGCTGCTGCACATAGATCATGCAACTCGTCACGCGGCGCACGAATGCCAACCGGCGCTCGGCCGCTGCCGACCTCGAGAGCATGGTGAGACCCCCCGTACCGGGTCGTTTTTCTGTGATCCGCACCAGAACTACCCCATGTCCCCCTGACATTCCCCCCCACGGCGTTGCCGGGGGAGTTGGGACTGAGAGCACCCTAGCAGCCACGCAGCTCGATCGCTGTGCCTGCTCATGCAAAACCACTTAGCCGAACCACTGGCAGGCGCTCCTGGGCCAACCTGTGCGGAGTTTGTCCGAGCATCGGAAAACGGTTCCAGAGTCCCACGTCAGAAGCGTGCAGCCGTTACCCGTTACGGGCTACAATTCGCCCATGACCTGCGCCCACTGCTCGAGCTCGTTGCCTGTCGTCCGTCGTGGCGACACCGTCTTCTGCTCAAGCCGCTGCCGAGTCGCTGCGCATCGAGCGCTTCCGGCCGAGCAGCTGCGCATCATCGACCGCTGGGTGCGCTACTCACCGACGAAGGTGCCGCTCACCACAAATGGTGACAACGCCAGTTCGACGAACCCTTCGACCTGGTGCGACTTCGACACTGCAGCTGCATCGCAGATCGGCGCAGGCTTCGGCTTTGTGCTCACTAACGCCGACCGCATCGCGTGTGTCGACATCGATCACTGCCTTGACGGTCGTGGCCGACTTCTACCCTGGGCAAAAGACATCATCGCCGGCGTGCCCGACACCTACATCGAAGTCTCGCCAAGCGGCGATGGCTTGCATGTGTGGGGACTTGCCGACATCGACAAAGGTCGCAAAGCCGGCGGCGTCGAGGTCTACGGCACCGGCCGCTACATGACCGTCACTGCTCAGCGCTGGCGCAAATGCGCAACAGCGTTCGCCGATCTCAACGAGTGGATCGGCACGCTGCCGATCTGATCGGAGCAACATGGCCACACAAGGGCCGAACGAGAAAGCTGTGCGCTCTACGTTGCGCCAGTTAGAGATCTCTGTCGTTGATGACGCGCGCGGTCGCCTTGCGGTGACTCTTGCGAAAGCGCTTGACGGCGATGCGGGCATGGCGACAGCGGCCATCTCGCGTGAACTACGGGCAACGCTGTCAGAACTGGAAGGTCGCGGCAATGGCGACACCAATGACGAGCTCGGTCGCTTCTTGGCAGAACTGTCCACCCCGGTGGTCGACTCCACGAACCGACCGCCCAACGCTCGGTGGGAAAGTCGCGCAGATCGCTGAGCTTCTCGGCACACCTTTGATGCCGTGGCAGCGACTTGTTGCCGACATCGCCTACGAACTTGACGAAGAGACTGGCCGTCTCGCGTATCGCGAAGTGCGGCTCACTGTTCCTCGCCAGTCGGGCAAGACGACGCTGATGCTGGCGGCGATGACTCACCGCTGCATCGCAATGGGTGACCGGCAGCGAATCTTCTACACCGCTCAAACTGGCAAAGATGCACGACTCAAGTGGGAAGACGAACACGTCCCCGTTCTTGAGCGTTCGGCACTTGCGCCGCTGATTCAGGTGCGACGCACCAACGGCAGCGAAGCAATTCGCTGGAACAACGGCTCGATCTGGTCGCTGCTGGCAACCACCGAAAGCGCCGGCCACGGCGCACAGGCTGACCTAGGCGTGCTCGACGAAGCGTTCAGTTACGTCGACGACCGCCTTGAGCAAGCAATGAAACCGGCAATGGTCACGCGCCCGCAGCCTCAGTTGTGGATCGTCTCTACTGCCGGCACCGAAGACTCGCTCTACCTGAACGAGAAGATCGACGACGGACGCATGCGCGCCTCGTCAGGGCAGACCTCTTCGGTCGCATTCTTTGAATGGTCAGCACCCGAAGACGCTGAGATCAGCGACCCCGACACTTGGCGTGCCTGCATGCCGGCGCTCGGCATCACCGTGCCGATCGAAGCGATCCGCTCTGACTTTGAGTCAATGCGTGAGCCCGAGTTCCGGCGCGCGTATCTGAACCAACGCCAAGATCGAGCAGCTGCTGCACCGTGGCAGATCATCAGCGAAGACGACTGGAAAGCCTGCGCTGACACCTCGAGCGCGATCGCTGACCAGCCGACCATCGCCCTCGATGTCACGCCATCACGATCGATGGCATCACTGTGCGCCGCTGGCACTCGCTCAGATGGCGCAGCCCATGTCGAAGTAATCGGCAACCGACCAGGAACCTCATGGGTGCTGGACTGGTTCGCCGCCGAAGATCGTGTGCGCAAGTACCGCAGCATTGTGATCGACCCCGTCTCCGGGGCGAACTCGCTGGTGTCTGATCTTCGCAACATGGGCTTGCAGATCGTCGAAGTCGGCACACGGCAGATGGTTGCTGGCTGTGGCAAGTTCTACGACCTCGCAACGCAAGGGCGCTTGCGCCACATCGACCAGGTGCCGCTGAACGCAGCGGTCGCTGGATCAAAGAAACGAAACCTCGGCGATGCGTGGGCATGGCATCGACGCGACAACAGCGTCGACGTATCACCACTAGTCGCCGCAACTCTTGCACTGCAGGCGCACGTTGCGCCCGAGCTGCGCCCGCAGGGAACCCCGCAGATCGTCGACCCTTGGAGCATGACTGATGAGTGAACTACTCACCACCATCGTCGAGCTCATCGGCGCTGCACTCATCGTGGCTGGTGTCGCGATGCTTTCAATCCCTGCCGCATTGATCGCCGCCGGCGTGCTGGCGATCTGCGCTTCATTCTTGGTGGCTAACCGATGAGTCTCTTTGCAAAACGCGCGCTCAACCCTGACCCCGTGCGCACCTCTGTCTGGCTGCCGACGACGAACTGGTCAGGCGAAGCAATCACCGAATCCACCGCCCTTGAGGTCACTGCCCTCATGGCGTGTGTGTCGCTGATCGCCGACTCTGTCGCGTCGCTGCCCATGCGTGGCATCCGCCACGTTGGCGATCGCACCGAGCCGGTGCCGATCCCGAAGTGGATCGACAGCTCGACCGAGCACACGCAGTACGAACTCATCCACATGATCGTGACCTCGCTTGCCTTGCACGGCAACGCGTACATCTACGTCGACCGAGACGTGAACACGAACGCACCACTCACGCTGACACCTCTGCACCCTACGAACGTGCAGGTCAACATCGTCAACCGCCAGCGGTACTACACGACGAACGGCATCGTCATCGATCTGAACAACATGCTGCACTTGCGCTGGTGGACACCGCCGCAATCTGCAGTCGGTCTGTCACCGATCGAGATGCAGCGCAACACCATCGGCCTCGCACTCGCTCAGGCACGCTTCGTCAATCAGTGGTACTCCGAAGGCGCAACGCCTTCGTCGGTGCTCGAAGTCGACGGCGACATGACCACCGACCAAGCGAAGGTTCTGCAGGCAACGTGGGAAACCTCACACCGCCGCAAGCGTCGACCAGCCGTTCTCACTAACGGCATGAAGTGGAAGCCGATCACCGCTTCGGCCCAGGACATGGAACTTGCCGAGTCTCGTGAGCAGACGATCAACGACATTGCGCGCATCTTTCGAGTTCCGAACTACATGATCGGCGCACGCGGCGACTCACAGACCTACCAGAACAACGAGTCCGCTGGCATGCACTTCGTCACCTACACGTTGCTGCCGTGGCTTGTGCGCATCGAGAAGGCGCTGAGCGGTCTGATGGTTGCACCTCGCGAGATCAAGTTCGACACCTCAGCGTTCCTTCGTGCCAACACCACCGAACGAATCCGTGCCTATCAGACCGCAATCATGTCGGGCATCTTGACGCCTAACGAGGCGCGTGAGCGTGAAGGCATGGAGCCTTACGAAAACGGTGACGATTTCGTCATGGTCTTGCCAGGCGCAATCGTCGCAGGCACAAGCGAAGCGCAACCGCCAGTCGGCACCGACGCTGAGCCACCGATCCGATGATGGAGATCGCAATGACCGATGAAGAGTTGAACCACGGCGAGACGCAGGGGTCTTGCTCCGAGCCAATGGATGAAACCATGCCCGAACAAACCCCTGTTCGTTACACCGCCGTCGAGATCGAGAGTCGCCGCATCGGTGGTCGCGATGTCGAGTTCCGCACCGTTGAGGTCGACGGCCTGCAGCTTCGAGCTGTTGAAGCCGACACCGAGATGCCGATGCGCTTCGCTGGTTACGCCGCAGTGTTCAACTCCCCATCGGAGCCGCTGCCCTTCATTGAGACCATCGCCCCTGGTGCGTTTCGTCGCTCGCTCAAATCAGACAGCGAAAAGCGCATGTTCTTGAATCACAACACCGACCAGGTGCTGGCAAGCACACGCTCGGCGACCCTGTCGCTCAGCGAAGATGATCGTGGTCTGTACGTCGAAGCCGAATTACCAGACACCACCTACGGCCGCGACCTCTCAATCCTCATGCAGCGCGGCGACGTGCACTCGATGAGCTTCGGCTTCTCAGTGCCTCGTGGCGGCGACTCATGGTCAGAAGATGGCAGCTCGCGTGAACTGCGCGAAGTCATCCTGCACGAAGTCTCAGTGGTGACTGGCTTCCCCGCCTACCCCGCCACAGAAGGTGCGCAAGTTCGCAACACCGAAGAAATCGCCGAGCCAGTCGACGCAACCGAAGACGGTCTGCCAGTCGATCTTGCTCGTCGCATGCTCGAGCTCAACGCCAAGCGCTGAGCATCGAATCTGCAGCTCGGAGCCATCGCCCGGAGCGCCCCCCATGCGCAACCACCGATCGACCACCACCTGCATTCACTAACCAAACCCAACCGCCCAGGAGGCACCAATGACTGACGAACTCGTCACTCGCCTCTCGGAACAGCGCGCGCGTACCTGGGAAGAAGCAAAGGCTCTTCTCGATCACGCAGCGTCCGAGAACCGTGACCTCTCAGCCGAAGAGGCTGAGCAGTTCACCCGCATGAACGACGACATCGACGCATTCGATGCACGTCGCAAGAACATCATCGACATCGAAGCACGCGAGCGTGCAATCGACGAATCACGCGCCGCTCTCGGCGTCCCGGCTGACTTCGGTGTTCGCACCGCTGCTCCTGCCGAGAAGTCAGACAGCGACATCATCCGTGAAATCGCCCTCGGCGAGCGTCGTTCGTTCTCGTTCGATAAGCGTGACATCACCAAGTCCAGCACCGGCGCACCAGTGCCGACCTCGTTCTACGACCAGCTCGTTGAACACCTGGTCGTCCAGGGCCCGATGCTTGACGGCAACGTCGTCACCATCCTCACCACGAACAGTGGCGAGTCTCTTCAGATCCCTCGCACCGCTACCTACACCTCCCCAGCAATCATCGGTGAAGGCACAGCAATCACGGAATCTGACCCGACGTTCGCAGCGTTCGTCACCCTTGGTGCGTTCAAGTACGCCGCCACGTTCCAATTAAGTCGAGAGGTGGTAGAGGATTCTGGCATCAACCTGCTTGACTTCGTCGCCCGCCAGGCTGCAGTCGGCATGGGCACAGCGGTCAACGCTGGACTCACCGTCGGCACCGGAACCACACAGCCGAACGGCATCGTCAATGGAGCCGGCACCGGCGTCACTGGCGGAACCGGCGTTGCTGGCGTTCCGACTTACGAGAATCTGGTGGACTTGGTCTACTCGGTTGGATCTCCCTATCGACGTCGTGGCGCATCGTTTCAAATGGCCGCAAGCACCGTTGCTGCAGTTCGCAAGATCAAGGACGGAAACGGTAGCTACATCTGGCAGCCGTCGTTCATGGACAACGCGCCTGATCAGCTGCTCGGCTACGCCGTGCTGGAAAACCCAGACGTGGTTGCCACCGGCACCAGCGCAAAGTCGGTTCTCTTCGGCGACATGGCATCGGCGTACTACGTCCGCCAGGTCCGTGGCATCGACTTCGCACGCGACGACAGCGTTGGCTTTGTAAACGACCTCATCACCTTCCGCGTCACCTGGCGTGGAGACGGTGCGGTCGTCGATCAAAACGCAGTCAAGTGTTTCCGAGGTGGCGCGTCCTGATCGGACGCCTCACCTCTTACGGGCTTTGTCTGGTTGGTGGTGGTTCGTTGCCCGTGCGAGCCACCACCGGCCAACCAGACAGCACACACGGCATTCGGGCTAGGAGCATCTCATGGGCAAGAAGAAAGGCACCGGCCATGTGGGTCGTCATACGCAACAGCGAGGTCGAGCTGCCGCCATACCTGGCGCAGTACCTAGTCGAAGCGTCAGTGGCGACACTCGTGCAGGAATCTGCTGGCACTCAAACTTCGCAGGAGCAGGCACCGGCTACGGCGTCCAAACCGCGCAAGTCGCGCGCCAAATCAAAGCCACCGGCCGACCGATCACCCTCTCCAACAACTACGGCACCCAAGGTTTCATCACCGAGTGGGAAGGCATCGAAGTCCTCCCGACCGGCTTCCACCCCTACTCGGCAGACGTCCTCGACGCTCACCTCAAGTACTCCCAAGACCAGACCGGTCGACCCACCGCTCTAATCACACTCTTCGACACTTGGGTCTTCAAAGGCGCAAAGCTCGACGACATCAAAGTCATCGCCTCATGGGTGCCAATCGATCACACGCCCGCACCGCCGGACGTTCTCGACTGGTGCCGCCGAGACAATGTGCTGCCGATCGCAATGGCGAACTATGGCGCACGCATGCTCGAGGCTGCCGGCATTGACCATCGCTACATCCCACACGGCGTCGACACTCACACGTTTCGACCAGGCGCAACCGTTGACGGTGCGACAGGTCGCCAACTTCTCAAGATCCCCGACGACGCATTCGTGGTCGGAATCGTCGCTGCCAATAAGGGCATCGCACCGATGCGCAAAGCGTGGGGCGAGAACCTGCTGGCGCTCGGCCAGTTCATGGCCAGCCATGACGATGTCTACGTCTACATGCACACCGAGAAACGTGGCGCACAAGGCGGCGTGGATCTCGTCCAACTTGCCGGCGCTTGCGGTATCCCAGAGAACCGCATCGTCTGGACTGACCAGTGGGCCTACTACGCAGGTCTGCCGCCGTTTGTGCTGGCAGGTCTCATGGGTGCGATGGATGTCAACCTCGCTGCCTCTCGTGGCGAAGGGTTCGGCGTTCCAGTCATCGAAGCTGCCGCCTGCGGCGTGCCCTCAATCGTCTCTAACTTCACCGCTCAGCCTGAGCTCGTCGAAGATCACGGCTACCTCGTCTCCGTGCAGCCCTATTGGGACGCACTGCAGACCTCATGGTTCGCCACACCGCTGGTGCATTCAGTGCTTGAGCAACTTGAGCACGCCTACGACACCGCCCGAGACGCAGACCGAAAGGCTGCTGCTCGAGCACACGCTGAGACCTACGACAACAAGATCGTCTTCGACAAATACTGGCTGCCAGTGCTCGCCGAGATCGACGAACTGATGGCGAAGTGATCGCCTGGGACCGGCTCGGCAAACGGCACGAAGCATTCGCCACCATCGCCGAGCTGCTGGGCGAAGGCTGTCGCATCGTTGAGACCGGAACCGTCAGAGACCTGGGCAACTGGGAAGGCGACGGTCAGTCAACGATCGTGTGGGACCAACTCGCCACCGACCTCGGCGGCACCGTCACCACGATTGACATCAATCCACTTGGCGCTGAACTTGTCGCCGAACTTGGACTGCAAGCAACGACCGCCATCGTCGGCGACTCACTCGATGTGATCCCAACACTCACCGGCCATTGCGACTTTCTCTACCTCGACTCGTTCGATGTGGACTTTAAGAACCCGCAGCCAGCAGCAGCTCATCACCTCAGCGAACTCATGGCAGCTCTCAACCTGCTGGCCCCTGGCTCGATCGTCGCAGTCGACGACAACGAAGACGACCAGGGCAAAGGCTCAGAGGTTGCGTGGTTCCTTGCCGAGCATGGCGCTAACGAAATCGTCCGCGGCTATGTCCGCGTCTGGAGAATCTAATGGCCATCACCAACGGCTACTGCACGCTTGCTGAGCTCAAGAGCGTGATGCGCATCAATGACACCGTCGACGACACCATGCTCGAGGCACGCATCACCGAAGCCTCGCGAGTCATCGACCAACACTGCGACCGTCGCTTCTACGCCGACGCCAACGCAACCGCTCGGCTCTATGTTCCACCGGTCGCCGATCTCGTCATGGTTGACGACATCTCAACCACCACCAGCCTGGTCATCAAGACAGACTCGGCTGGAGACGGCACCTACGCCACAACACTCACAGCTGCGCAGTATCAGCTCGAGCCAGTCAACTCACTGGCCAAGGGCTCACCGATCACGATGATTCGCCCAATCGGCATCTCTTTCCTGACTACTGCCGCACCGGCCTACCTGCAGGTCACTGCCAAGTGGGGATGGCCATCAGTGCCTTCGCCAGTTACCTCGGCGTGCATTCTCCTGGCTGGTCGACTCGTCAAGCGTGGCGACTCGCTTCTCGGTGTCGCCGGGTTCGGCGATCTTGGAGCCATCACGGTGCGCGCGATTGATCCCGATGTCGAGCGCATGCTGCGCCCGTATCGCAATCCGGTCGTCGCCTAATGGCTGGCACCGCCTCATCACTTCAGACTGCACTCGGCGTTCGCCTTGCAACCATCTCAGGGCTGCGAGTTGCCGATCATCTGCCCGAACAAGTGAACCCGCCGATGGCAGTCATCCAGATGCAGTCGGTGACCTATCACCGAGCAATGGCTGGCGGCCTTTCCGAATGGGAGTTCACCATCAGCCTCGTCGCCGGTCGCATGGGTGATCGAGTAGCGCAGCGCTATCTCGACGGCTGGATGAGTTACGGCGGCACGCAATCTGTGCGTGCAGCAATCGAAGCCGACAAGACCCTTGCCGGTAACTGCTCAACGCTCAAGGTCGGCGACATGATCGCCGTGCGCCCTCTTTCGCTTGGTGACGCTGCATACATCACCTGCGAGTTCAACGTCACTGTCCACGCATAGGAGTCACTCGTGAACACCTACAAGATCGTCGGCCCACTCAACGTGGTGGGCCACGAACCCGGCGACGTCGTCAGCGATGACGACCTCGAGGGTTGCGACATCGAGCACCTCATCGGTGCTGGTCATCTCGCAAGCACCAAGTCCAAGACCACCAAGGTCGAAACCGCAACACCCAACCAGGAGGACTAAGCCGTCATGGCCATCGTCATCACCAATGCCAACGTCTCCATCGGCGGCGTGGACCTCTCAAGCCACATCACCAAGGTGACACTTTCAACAACGCGCGCCGAGATCGAGACCACAACGTTCGGCAACACAGCCAAGCGTCGCGTCGCCGGTCTTGCTGACTCGTCAGTAGCGATTGACTTCAACCAAGACTTCGCAGCTGCGTCAGTCGAAACCACGCTCTACCCGCTGATCGGCTCCACGGCCACTGTCGTCGTCAAGCCGAACGGCACCGCCGCCGGCACAGCAAACCCGTCCTACACCTTCTCGGCGCTTGTCACCGAGTGGATGCCACTTGATGCGCAGGTCGGCGAACTCGCCGCTGCCTCAATCACCTGGCCGATCGACGGCACCATCGCCAAGGCGACGGCTTAGTCATGGCTGCTCTCATGCGTCTTCGGGTCGTTCCTGCACAGGGCGAGCCGTATGAGATCCCCGTTACCCCCAAGGTCATCGTCGCTGCCGAGCGTCAGTTCGCAAAGCCGATGACTCAACTGTTCGGCCAGGACGCTTCCTATGAAGCGCTCTGCTGGGCAGCCTGGAAGGGTTCGCACGTTTCTGGTCTTGTCGTGAAACCGTTCGACGAATGGCTCGATGACATTGACTCGATCGAAGCCGGCGACGAGCCGCGCGTCCCTTTAGAGAAAGCATGACGATGCTGGTGGCGCAGGTCTCTGTCGCCACCAGCATCGCACCAAACGATCTGCTCGAGACCCCGCCTGACGTGTTCTGGGCGATCGTTGCTGTGCTGAAAGAGCAATCGCGAAAGGGGTAGAGATGCCAAGGCGCCGAACTCCACCGCGTGCCCTTACGCCGACGGCACCTACCGCCATTGACATGCAGGGTTTCGACCTGGCCTTGTCTCTTTACAACTACGACAAGTTCAAGAACGAGCTCAAAGAGTTCGATCCGAAACTTCGTAGAGCAATGGATAAAGAGATCCGCAACGTGTTGCAGCCAATCGCCAACACGGCGCGAGGTCTCGTTCCCGATCAGCCGCTGTCTGGCTGGCGCTACGGCGACGAACGCTACGCACCCTCGCGCCTGCCGTATTGGAATCCGTCCACTGCCCGCAAAGGCATCGTCGTCAAGCAAGGCGGCAAACGTAAGAGCGGCTTTGCCGAGCAGGCTGCCTGGCGCATCTCAAACCTTGACGGTGCGGCCGCAGCGTTTGAGCTTGCCGGTCGGAAGAAAGCAACCAACGTGCTCGGCGATTCATTGCTGGCAGCCGGTCTCGGCAAACCTCGACGCCTCATCTGGCGCGCCTGGTACGAGTCGAAGGGCTGGCAGACAGCAAACAAAAGCATCAGGCAGATCGTTCAGTTTTACGAACAGCAGCTGCAACGCAGTTTCGATTCAAACAGCCTTGAACCCTAGGAGTGCGACATGTCGGTGTTTATTGATGTCGTCTCCAAGTTCAACGACGCTGGAATCGACAAGGCTCGCAAAGAGCTAGACACACTCGCCGCCTCAACTTCATCGACTTCTCAGAAGATCATGAAGGGCGCAGCGGCTGCCAGTCTCGGCATGCTTGCTGGCGCTTCCGCCGTTGCTGTCGGACTCTTTGAAGTCGGCTCACAATTCGACGACGCTTTCGATGGCATTCGCATCGGCACCGGCGCCACAGGTCCGGCACTCGAGGCACTGCAAGCCGACATGAAAGCGGTCGCAGGCGCAGTGCCTACGTCGTTCGGCGATGCTGGCAAAGCCATCACCGTCTTCTCGCAGAAGCTCGGCCTCACCGGCGCACCACTGCAGACACTCTCTAGCCAGGTGCTCGAGCTGTCACGCATGACCGGCACCGATCTTGGCGGCAACCTCACAGCAGTCACCGACGTGTTCAACAACTTCGGCGTCGGTGCTGCAGATCAATCGGGCAAACTCGATCTTCTGTTCCGTGCCTCACAAGCCTCTGGCGTGTCAGTAGCGGAACTTGCCGGCACCATGAGTGGAGCCGGCGTAGTTCTGCGTGAAGTTGGTCTCTCCTTCGACCAGTCGGCAGGCTTCCTCGCCACACTCGCCAAGGCTGGCGTGGATGCTGGCGATGTGATGCCTGCGCTGTCGAAGTCCCTGGCGACCGCAGCCAAGCAAGGCAAAGACGCCTCGAACGTCTTCAGCGAAACCTTCAACGCAATCAAGGGCGCACCTAGCGACGTTGCTGGCGCAGGCATTGCGCTCGACGTCTTCGGCGCAAAGGCCGGCCCGAAACTTGCAGCCCTCATTCGTGAAGGCAAGCTCTCCTACGAAGACATGACCGCAGCCATCGCAGGCGGCGGCGAAACCATCCTCGGCGCAAGTGCAGACACTCAAGACTTCGCCGAGAAACTCACCATGCTCAAGAACCGTGTGTTCTTGGCCATCGAACCAATCGCCACGAAGGTCTTCAACAAGATCGGCGAGGTGATGGATCAGCTCGGCCCGAAGGTCGAGCAGCTCACCGCATGGATGACCGAACATGCTGACGTAATGAAGATTGTCGCTGGCGTGCTTGGCGGCGTACTGCTTGTAGTGCTTGCTGCCTACACCGTCTCAATGATTGCAGCAGCTGCTGCGACTGTTGCTGCTGCTGCGCCGTTTATTGCGATCGGCGTCGCTATTGCGGCAATGGTTGCTGCGGCGATCTATCTCTGGAACAACTGGGACCAGGTCTGGAATTGGGTCATGGATCACAAGGCCTACGCAGCAATCATTCTGATTCTTGGCAGCGTCATCATCGTGCCGATCGTGCTGCTCGTTGGCATTATCAAGTGGCTGCAGGCCAACTGGGAAAACGTCTGGTCAAAGATTCAAGCAGTCACTAGCTTTGTTTGGGGCATCATCAAGCCGATCTGGGATGCGATCTCTTTTTACATCACCAACATCTTGATCCCTTACGTCAACTTTCTCTGGGATGTTTTCCAGAACGTGTGGACGTGGATCAGCGAGAAGATCAGCGAAGTCTGGAACAACATCATCAAGCCGATCTGGGATGCGATCTACGGCTACATCGTTAACTACCTCATCCCCTGGTATCAGAAACTGTGGGAGATAGTTCGAGCGGTCTGGGACAACGTCTCTTCAAAGATCAGCACCGCTTGGGGCGTCATCTCGACAGTGTTCGAAAGCATCAAGAACGGCATCGCCACTGTCTGGGGATTCTTCCAAACGGCCAAGGACATCATTGGCAGCGTGTTCTCAGGAATCAGCAACGCAATCACTGCACCCTTCGAGGCTGCCTTCAACGGCATCAAGACTCTCTGGAATAACACTCTCGGCGGCTTTTCCGTGACCGTTCCCGACTGGGTGAAATACACCGGCGTCGGCGCACTCATCGCCGGCAAGACTTTCTCGATTCCAGAGTTCGCCACTGGCGGCGTCTTCAACACTGGAGCCGGTGGCGGTGCTGGTCTCGCTGTGCTGCATGACAACGAGATGATCCTGAACCCTCAGCAGCAGAAGGCACTGTTCAGCGGCAACGGTCTCGGCGGCGGTCCTGCAATCAACGTCACAATCAACACCGTCGCAGGAGATCCCGACGCCATCGAGCGCGTCGTAATCGACGCCATCGCGCGCGCTAGTCGTCGAGGCGCAACGGTACTTGTGCCATGAGCCTCGCCAACATGCCAACGCTCGAGGTGCTCTTTGCTCCTTCGGTCGTTGGTGCGAACACGGGCAGCCGGCTCATTCTTAGTGTGGGCCCTGGTCTCAACACTGCCACCCTCGGCGACGGCGCTTTCTTCTACGACATCTCCACATCGGTGCGATCAGTCAACACCAATCGTGGCCGACGTCGAGCGCTTGAGCGTTTCGGTACTGGCACGGCAACGATCACGCTGGATAATCGCGACCGCTCGTTCGATCCAACCAACACAGCGAGCCCGTACTACAACGCCACCGTCGGCGTCACTGGCGTCGTGCCATCAATCCCTGTCGTGATTCGTGCAACGTGGAACGGCGTCACCTATCCGATCTTTCGTGGCTGGATCGACTCGTGGACGTTCAGTTACTCAGACGCAGGCATCGGCGATGCCACTGCGACCATCTCTTGCTCTGATGCTTTCAAGCCACTGTCCAACATCATCGGCGGTCTGCCCTCATCGGCAAGTATCTCGTCAAGCGCAACCACCAGCTTCGACGTGGCCGTCTCAAACCCATCAGACGGCGGCGGCTACGGCGTCTCTTCGATCGACGTAGTCGGCTCGGAAACAACTGGCAGCATCAACGTCTCTGGCGGCGTATCAACCACACCGATCATCGGAACCGGCACCGACCTGCCAGGGCTTCGCATCGAAACCATCCTTGATGCCATTGGCTGGCCAGACAATCTGCGCGACATTGACGAAGGCACCACCTACCTCGCCGCACAGGACGCCACCAAGACGCCGCTGGACATGCTGCAAGAAGCAGCAGCTGCAGACGCAGGCGTCATCTACGTCGACGACGATGGCACTGTGATCTTCGCCGACCGTGACGCCATCATCTCTGACGATCGCTCAATCACGGTTCAGTCGACCTACGACACCACCGACGCTGCCGGCAAGAAGTTCGTCGGCACCTCAATCGTCTATGACGACTCGCTGATCTACAACATCGTCAAGATCGACCGCAAAGTTACAAACGCAGTCACCGGCGAGGAACTCACCGGCACCACCGTCATCGTCTCAAACGCTGAATCGATCTCTCTCTATGGCGCACGGACTCTTGCCATCGAGGTGCCGATCGTTTCCGACGTTGGCGGCAATGCCGCCTACGGACAGACACAAGCACAGAACCTCGCCCTGTTCTTGGCTTCGCAGTATGCGAACCCTGAGCTGCGACCAGAAGAGATTCGGTTCGCACCCCAGGGCAATCCGTCCACGCTGTATCCCGATCTGCTTTCTCGCAAGATTCGTGATCGTGTGGCGGTGAAGTTCGCAGTGCCTGGCGGCGGCTCGGCTGTGCAGCGCGACTGCTTCGTTGAATCAATCGGTCACACAATCACGCCCGGCAACTGGAGCACCACACTCGGCCTCTCGAGCGCCACGTTCTACACCGGCTTTTTCATTCTCGACAATGCAACCCTCGGCGTCTTGGATCAAAACAAGCTCGCCTACTAGCAGGAGATCACCGCAATGGGTTCTGGCTACAAAGTCTTCACATCAGGCGCTGTGCTTACCGCCAGCGATCTCAACAACTACTGCCAAGAGCAGACGGTGATGTATTTCGCCAACACGACAGCACGCGACACCGCCATCACTGCCCCCGAAGACGGCATGGTTGCCTACATCGGCAGCAACGATGCGAACGAGGGTCTGTACACCTACAACGGCAGCGGCTGGCGCAAAGGTCCGGGCTGGAATGCACCGTGGGGTCACGTCACCGAAGTCGTTCTCGGCGCTAGTGCGGCTTACGCCTTCAACACTCTCGGTTTTCCAACGACACTTTCTTGGAGTGGCACGCCTTTCGCAAATCGCCTTTATCGCGCACGCGTCAACTTTTACTGGGTGGGCAGCGCAGTTGGAACTTTGGAGTTTGGTATTGGTAACGGCTCAACGATCACAAGGTCCTATCAGCAGTACATGCCAGCCAACACGGCCCCCATGTGCAACATGCAAGAAGTGACTTTCACTACGACTGGTAGCCCGATGACTCGAGGGCTTGGAGTCAAAATGATCTCTGGCGGTGGAACGGTCACAGTCAACGTCGGTTCGACTCTGATCATCGAAGACATGGGCCCTGCCGGCGCACCTGCCTAAGTAATACCCCCAACTTCACGGACACTAGGAGACTCTCATGGGTTCTGGTTACAAACCATTCACAGCTGCATCGGTGCTCACGTCGGCAGACATGAACAACTACCTGATGGAGCAGTCGGTCATGTTCTTTGCGACGACCGCTGCACGCGATGCAGCGATCACTGCGCCCGAAGACGGCATGGTTGCCTACATCGGCAGCAACGACGCTAACGAGGGCCTCTACACCTACAACGGCACAACATGGCGCAAAGGTCCAGGGTGGAATGCTCCGTGGGGGATGCAAGCCTATTTTGTCGATACTGTAAACGGTCGCACCTTTACTACCGCTGCAGTAATTCCAAACATTACCGGCTCCGTGCCTGTTGTGAATAATCGCTATTACCGCTGCACGTTTCAGTGTCGCTTTCTAGTCAATGTCGCCAATGTGACTTGCAACTTCACTATCCGTGCGGGTGGCGCTGCTGTGGCCACAGGTATTCAAAAAAACATTTCCATTTTCGATGACCAGACTCTTGTGGTTGTTGGTATTTACAAAGCAACGGCCAACACAACATTGACTTTTGATGTGACAGCTTCCGCGAATAGCAACACGGGTTCAATTTATGGACTCAACTCTCCAACCTTTCTTGCAATCGAAGATTGCGGCCCATACGGCGCACCGGTCTAATGGGCTACTACCTGCTCGACAATCCACCAGCCTCGCCGCAGTTCTATCCCTCAAGGAACACAACGCCGACCTATGCGATCGGCGTGCACACCTCTGAGGGTCCGACCGGACCAGGAACAGCGCGCAACCTTGCCGGCTTCATTGCTCGACGCAGCGATCCCGGCTCCTATGCCTGCATCGTCGACAGCGAAGAAACTGTCGTGCTAGTGCCGCCCGACTACACCACCTTCAGCGTCGCCGCCTCTGGCTACAACTCGCGCACGTGGCACATCTGTCTCGCCGGTCGCAGTGCTGATCTCAGCTCCGACGATGCCAACACTCAAGCAATGATCGCTCAAGCGGGCGAAGCCATTCGTGCGCTGTGGGCATTCCTTGGAATCGATCCAGCAGCGAACGCTCAATGGATCGGCACCGACGCACTCAACCGTGCCGGTCTGTTCTGTCACGGCGATGTCCAACCTTGGGATCGCTCAGACGCATGGTCACGCCATCCCGATCGTGCAGCTCTCGATCAGCTTCTTGTCGAAGCGATCGTCGGCCAACCAACTCCAAGTCCTGAGGAGGACGACGTGAAAGACGCTCTCATTCGTGACCCCCGTGATGGTGCGGTCTATCGAATCACTCAGCCAGGCAACATTGCCGTGCACCTCGACGCTGCGGCGTATGCCTCAGCAGTGCAGGCTGGCATCACAATGATCGGCGACGTTGACCCTGCCATCCTCGGCAACTTCGGTCTCGTGCCTTCGATCAACGCTTCCAAGAAGTAACTCGTCATGCTCGCCCAAGCCTCGACGGCCATCAGCGACGGTCCCGGCTTCGGCGCTGCCGAGTGGGTCGCAATCCTCACCGGCATCACGCTTGTGCTCGGAGCCATCACCACACTTGTGGTGCAGATCGTGAAGCTGCGCACCGAGAACCGTGACCAGCACGACCAGAACGCGCGCGCGAACGCTGAACGCTTTGACGAGTTGATCGGCGACGTGAAGCAGATCGGCGGCGATGTTCGTGCCGTCGACGCCAAGGTCGACGCACGCTTCGACGCTGTCACCGACGAGCTGCACCGCCATGAGGCTGTGCATCATCGCGGCAAGCGTCGCTGGTAGTTCTTTCCCTCAACAGACGGGCGACTGCATGTCTGATTCAACGCGCACGCACCTAGTCATTCCTGACACGCAAGCCAAGCCAGGAGTCCCGACTAGCCACCTCGAGTGGATCGGTGCCTACATCATCGAGCGCAAGCCCGACGTGATCGTGCACCTTGGCGACCATGCCGACATGCCAAGCCTCAGCAGTTACGACATCGGCAAGCGATCCTTCGAGGGTCGCCGCTACAACGATGACATCGAAGCAGCCAACGAAGCCTTCGACATTTTGTGCGCACCGCTTGAGCGCTTCAACGATCACCAGCGCAAGGTGAAGGACAAGCTCTACAAGCCCGAGCTGCATCTGACGCTCGGCAACCACGAGGACCGCATCAACCGGGCGACCAACGATGACCCCAAGCTGCACGGTCTTATCTCCACCGACGACCTGAACTACGAAGCGCACGGCTGGAAGGTGCATCGCTACCTCGAGCCAGTCTTCATCGATGGTGTCGGCTACTGCCACGTCTATGTCCAGCCGATGAGTGGCCGCCCGCTGGGCGGCGCAGCGGCAGGTCGACTCAAGCAGATCGGCCACACCTTCACAATGGGCCACCAGCAGACGCTTGACTACGCCATCAGGTTCGTCGCTGGTCGAAGCCATCACGGTCTCATTGCCGGCGCTTGCTATCTGCATGACGAGGATTACAAAGGCCCGCAGGGCAACGCTCACTGGCGTGGCCTCATCGTCAAGCACCAGGTCGAAGACGGCAGCTACGACCCCATGTTCGTCAGCCTCGACTATCTGTGCCGACGCTACGAAGGCGTCAGCCTCGCCAAGTTCACCGCTCACATCTACTGACCACCGCCTGCAGGGAGGCAATCGTGGACACTCAACCGGGACCACTCTGGGACTCAGTCACCGCCGAAGCCGATCGCCTAGTGCACGGCAATCGTGGTGCTCTCTACAACCACCCAAGCATCGACTACGGCCGCACCGCCGAGATCTTTGAAGCGATCACTGGCGTCACTCTCAGCGTGCCTGAGGCAGTCGCCTTCATGATCTCGGTCAAACTCTCACGCATCGGCAACGCACTCGATCAGCAGTTCACCGCCGACATGGTGCGCGACTCGATCGTCGACCTTGCCGGCTACGCAGACTGTCTCTACGCCGTCTGGTCAGACGCCAGCGACGAGGCAATGGATGAGTCGCTGGTGGCTTTCCTCGACGAACTCGAAGATGAGTGAGCAGGTCTGGTCGTGGCTGATACTCGCCTGCGATCTGGCTGGCCTCGCCGTCTACGCGCTCGTCATCGAGCGTCGCATCTGGTGGGGCTGGTGCCTGACCGCATCACTGACCGGCGTGCCTTTTCTCGCCTACTCAACAATCGGACCTCAACCGCTGCCCGCCTTCACCGTCCTCGCTTGCGTGTGGATGGTCGTGCACCTTCGCAACGCCTACCTCTGGAAGCGTGAGTCGTGACCTGCATCGTCGGCCTCGAGCATGACGGCACCGTCATCATCGGCGGCGACGCCGCTGCAGTCGAAGACACACGCATCACTCGCTACACCGAGCCGAAAGTCTTCACCGTTGGTGAGTATCTGATCGGCTACTGCGACTCGTTCCGAATGGGCCAGCTGCTGCAGTACCGACTCAAGGTGCCCAAGCAGATCACCGATGACGACATGAGCCACATGTGCACCGTGTTCGTCGACGCCTGCCGCAAGCTCTTCCACCAGGGAGGCTTCGCCAAGAGCAGCGACAATGAAGACAGTGGCGGAGTATTCTTGGTCGGCTACCGGGGCGCTCTCTACTGCATTGACGAGGATTACCACGTCGGCAGATCAATCCTCGGCTACGAAGCCATCGGCTGTGGCGATCACCTAGCGCTTGGCTCACTGGCCTCAACTCAAGGCGACCCAGCAGCTCGAGTCGAGATGGCATTGCGAGCAGCTGCGCTGCACTCGACCTCAGTCTGCGAACCCTTCACCGTTCTCACGCAATCAACACAGGAGCCATGACCATGTTCACCGCCACCTTCTGGAAGTCAGCCGCCGAGCGCGCGATCAAGACAGTCGCCCAGGCGCTCATCGCCGTCATCGCTGCGACGACCTTCGATTGGTTCACCGCCGACTGGCAAGCCATCGCCGGCACCGCCGCCACCGCTGGCGTGCTCAGTCTTCTGAGCTCGATCGCTTCGGCTGGCATCGGCGACAAGGGCACCACCTCGCTGATGACGCTGCCAGTGAACGCCACCATCCCTCCAGGCTCAGAGATTCTCTGAGCAAGATCCCCGGCTCGATCACGCAGTCCCCTGCTGCTGCGAATGGAAGCGATCAGACCTTCAAGGGCTGAGCCCGCAACACCTAACTGAGCCGGTCTGCGAAGATCCCCCGCTAGTGCCAATAGGCCACGGCGGGGGATCTTCTGCGTTACGGCTTCGACTGCATGGCCTCGATCAAACTGGCCAGCAGCTGGTTGGTGCGCTGCTGCTCTGCCAGCAGTCGCTCGAGTCGATCGTTGGTTTCGCCTTGTGCCTTCTTCATCTGCACGAGCATTGCTGAATCGGTGCCGAGACCCATGTGAGCCGCCTTTCGTTCGCCTTATCGAATCCCACTGATGTGGGGCGATGCCCCACACTAAGCCTGCGAGGCGCTCTGCGAGCCATACAGGGGCGACTGGTGGCGATGTGTACCGATGTGTACCAGCAGCACCGGCGATGCCTTGTGTGCGTTGGGCGTAGACGGAAGTGATGGTTGTCTAGCAACCCCTCGGCCTAAATCGTCGCCGCTCGATCGCCAAGTGCCAGTTAGTCTCGCAATGAAGAAAGCCGAGGGGTCTCGCTAGGGTTTTTTCTGGTACACAAATCGGCCTTTTTCGTGTACCAAATGGTGTACCGGGGGCCTCTAATCCCATGTGCCCCTTGAACGTGTAGAGGGGGCTTAAACCCCCCGGGAGGCAACTTCTTGCGGGTTCAAATCCCGCTCCGGGCACTTACAAAAACCCTGCAAAAAAGCGGGGTTTTTGTTGGTTTTCTGGACAGTTTCGCAACGTCGTCACAAACTGACGCAATGGCCGCAACTGGCCCGAATCGGTGCGAATCGGGCCCGAAATGTGTACCGTAATGTGTACCGCTAGGGATATGGAAGGGCGAGACGTGGCGATTGATAACCATCGGGGCAAGTGGAGAGCACGCTGGCGAGACGAGAACGGCGCTCAGCGGGCCAAGTCTTTTGAGACCAAGAAGCAAGCCACCGCCTATCTCGCCTCAGTTACCACCGACATCAAGCGCGGCTTGCGAACCTCTTACGACGGCTCGATCTCGGTGGCCGAATTGGCCGAGATGTGGATCGACGCCTCGATCCATCTCTCTCCTGGCACCCTCTGGACTTACCAGCGCGACCTGAACCGCTACATCTTGCCGACCTTCGGAGATCTCAAAGTCTCAGCGCTCACGCCGCCGGCAGTGCAGCGATGGCTGGCTCAAGAGATGCAACGTCTCGCGCCCTCGAGCGTTCGGCGTCATCACCGCACACTTGCCACGATGCTCAACTGGGCAGTCGACCAGGGGATCGCTGCGAAGAATGTTGTCGACAAAGTCAAAGCGCCACGCATCCCTCGACGTGACATGGAGACCTTTACCGTTGAGCAGATCGAAGCAATCGCCGCTGCCATTCCTAAGCGCTACAAGTGCCTCGTCTTGGTGGCTGCCTATGGCGGTCTGCGCTGGTCTGAACTCGTCGGCCTGCGTCGCATGGATGTCCAAGGCGCGCGCGTCACCGTCGCTGGGCAGCTGATCTTTCTCAACAAACAATGGCTGCGAGAAGATCCCAAGACTGCAGCTGGCCGACGCACGATCGTGCTGCCTCAATCGGTAGCGATCGAACTGCAAGCACACCTTGAGCAGTTCACCGGCCCGAAGCCAAGCGACCTGATTTTCACCAGTTCGTTCGGCAAGCCGATCGCTCAAAGCTTTCGACGCAACATCTGGTACCCAGCCTGTTACGCCGCCGGCATGGGGGAGCAGGTCATCAGGAACTACAAGCCAGCCTTCGTCAACATGCCTCGCTTTCACGACCTACGCCACACCTCGGTTGCCCTGGCGATCAATGCTGGCGCTCACCCGAAGGCAATCCAGCAGCGGCTTGGCCACGCCTCGATCGCGATCACGATGGATCGCTACGGGCATCTGATGGCTGGCATGGATGCCGAACTGGCTGGCGACCTCGACGACCTGAGGTCTGCGCAATAAGCGCTACCGCTTGCGCGTGACTTTGGTCACGGTTAGGTTGCAGGCTCTTAGCGGAGAACTGTTATTCGGACGGCGGTCGAAGTGGCGAATGCAATCACCCCCCCCCCCCCCCGAAATGGGTCTGTCAGAGGGGCTCGCTAGTTTCGACGCCATGAGCGACGACTACACAAAAAGCCAATGGTTCACGGCTTTCGTGTGTGCTGCTCACGTCGCTGGCGACGATCAAGACCGCTGCATAGCGCTTGCCTCGCAGCTGCGAATTGTCGGCGATCTACTGAACTCGCCGCAGCTGCTCCAGCAGCCCGAGCAAGGTGGCTTTGTTGGCGTCGGTGAGATTCCGATCGACCAAGATCAGCTGCTCGATCGTGGTCTGTTCACTGACTCCAACGGGAACCCAGCCCAGGTGGCGTGAGAGGTGTCCTGGCTCAACGCCGCAGATCTGCTCGAGGATCAAGACGTGCGGCACGGCAATCTCGGACTCTCCACGGAACCACTTATTAAAGGTGTCGGCGGTGCGATCAATGCCGGCTGCCGATCCGCGCCGGTAGAGGTCGGCTGCCGATCGAATCCCAGCCGACTGCATTGCCGCTTCAAGAGCGACCGAGAACGCTTTGCGCTGCTCGACGGTGGTGCTGCTATTTCTGCTCATACTTCTGCCCTAAATCTAGGGCAAACGTGACCAGCATGGCCCCTACTGGTTTGCCCTAATTTCACCCTATCGGCAGTTTTCAGAATCAGATACTTGACTCAGAATCATACTCTGATTACGGTACGGCCCCATGGAGCCACTCACTACCGAATCGGGCCAACTTGGGCGACTTCGTGACCTTCCCTGGCTGGTCGAATACACCGGGCTGTCGAAGGACACGATCTACGAGCTGGTCAAGCAGAACCGCATCCCCGTCACGCGCATCGATCGTCGGCTTCGTTTCGACATCGTTGCGATCGACAAGTGGATCGGCCGCCACACCACCACCCCAGAGCGTGCGGCATGAGCGGGGCGAACATCACCTGCGCCAACTGTCGCAAAGTGTTCTGGCACGACGACGACGCAGCTCAGGCTCAAGCGTTTCTCAATCACAAGTGTGCTGAGACGAAGCGCTCACAAACAGTCACCAACTACTCACGCGTCAGCGATGACGAGTGGACGGCAATCACGTCGCGCTATCACCACCCGAGCAACTACACGCCGGACGGTGCAGCGTGAAGCGCGCGACATTGAAACAGGCGCTGCAGTTCAGCGCACTAGTCGTCGGCTTTGCATTGCTGCCGACATCAGTCGAAGCAATCGCTCAGTCTGATCTTCTCGGCCCGATGATCGCCCTAGTTGCATTGTGTGCAGCTGCAGCGGTCGGCATCTTCGCATGGCCGGTCAAGCGATGAAGTCCGACTTCTTCGCAATGGTCGCAGTCTTCTGCATCGTCTTCATCGTGATGCTTTGGGTCTGGCTCATCAGTGGCGGCGTGCTGTGACTAACCCACAGAAACGCAAAGGCTCAGACGCTGAGCGTGCCGTCGTCGAGTATCTCGCAACCCTTGGCGTGCGCGCGCAACGCATCCCTGCCGGCGCAACTGACGACCGTGGCGATCTGTTCGTTCCGATTATCGAATGGCCGAGCATCGACGTGAAGAACTACTCGAGCTACGCCGGCCAACTGTCGCACTGGCTCGATCGAGCAAACGACCAGGCAGCAAACGGCGGTCGCCGGTTCGGCGTCGTGTGGTTCAAACGCACACGCAAAACAAACCCTGCTGATTGGTATGTCGCCATGACTGGCGAAGCCTTCACGACCCTCATGGCGATGATCGGAGAAAAGCCGTGAACGAGCACCAGATCGACCGCATGAAAGCACGACTGCTTGAAGAGTTCTTGGCTGCAGAGATTGACCGCGAGGTACTCAGCGACGCCATCGAAACTCTCGAGGTCTGTCGCCGACGCATCGCTCATCTCGATCGACTTGTCGACGCACTGCAAGCCGAGATCGCGTTCCAGCGTTCGTGTGGTCCGACGTGAGCCACTGGTCTGATCGAGCAGCGTGCAAAGGACTCACCGACGTGATGTTCCCGGTGCGTGGTGACTGGCAAGG